TGTCGAAACCAGCAGCCCCTTCGAGAGCAACGAGTACCATCAGGCGTACAAGTCGTTCATGCGTGGCAGCGATGATGCCAGCGTGATGAACACCTTGCACAACGCCAAGAAGGCAGCGTTCAAGACGCTGACCGAAGCAACCAACAACGACGGCGGCTTCACGGTCCCAACGACCATCAACCGCGAGATTGTCGCACGCCGTGACGAACTTTCGTTCTTGGGTCAGATTGGCTTCACACGTGTACAAACGGAATCGTGGAAGCACATTATGCCTGCGCAGTCCGTCAAGGCTACCCCGGGGATTGTCGCCGAAGGTGTGACCGCAACAGCCAGCGAGCCAAACCTCGCCAACTCGAAGACCATTCAACTCTACAAAGACACCCTCGAATTCGCATTGTCGGATGAACTCATGGCCGACACTTCGTCGAACCTTGAGCAATTCCTGCAGAACGAAATCGCACGGGCGATGGCAGTCAGCGCTAACAACTACATCGTCAACGGTTCCGGCTCGTCACAGCCTTACGGCTTGTTGACCCGCGTCACCAACACCTTCGCATTCAGCGCAACGGCAATCACCAACGCGCAGATTGTCGGGCTCAGCACCGACGTTGCCGGCGAATACCTGACCAACGGCGAGACCGGCTTCATTATGCAGAACTCCACTTGGGGCGCATTGAAGACCCTCGACCTGACCAACTACAACCGCATCACGGACACCGTGAACGGCAACCGCACGGTCGAAGGTTGGCCGGTGATGTTGTCGGCACAGATTGCCGCAATTGGCACGACCAACAAGTCAGTCATCTTCGGCAACTACGCATACTACGCATTCGTAGAGCGTGCAAGCGGTGTGCAGATCGAGCGATGGCGCGACGTGCGCAAGGGCTTGACCTACATCGTCGCATCATGGCGCTACGGTGGCGACGTGACCCAAATCGAAGCCTTCTCGGTCGGCGTCCACGCTTAGTCATCCGGATGAACTGCCGAGGAATCCTCGGCAGTTCATCCACATACGGAGTCCCCACTATGAAGATTCAAATGTTATCGGGCATCGTATTCCGAGACGCAGAGACCAAAGCGTGCACACCGTACAGCGCTGGCGAAATCGTCGAAGTGAGCGAAGCGGAAGCCAAGCAACTCATCGCCGAAGGTTCGGCCGTTGCGTTGGAGAACGAAGCGCCAGCGGAGAAACCGAAGCGCACGACAAAGGTGGTCTAAGTGGCATACGCAACCGCTGCGGATTTGCGTGCGTACATCGGCGCAACCGCTACGACGGACGACACACAACTTGGCAACGCGGTGAGCCGTGCGCAGACCGAAATCGAACGACAGACGCACCGGCTCTTCGAGGCGGCCGCAGACACCACACGGTACTATACGCCGTTGTGGCGTCGTGATTATCTGGGCGATCTTGAAGACGACGGGCGAACCTTGTGGCTCGGTGCAGACCTGTGCGCCATCACATCGATAACCAACGGCAACGGTACCGCGGTCTCGTTGTCCGACGTCGTCATGGTCGACAAGAACATCACGCCATGGTACGCAATCCGGCTCAAAGACTCTGCAAACGTCGAATGGACATTCACCGGTTCGCCGGAGTATTCCATCAGTGTGGTCGGTCGCTTCGCATACTCAACGACGCCACCAGCGGACATCGTCAACGCGACGTTGATGCTTGGCGCGTATCTGTACCGACGCCGCGAAGGTGGCCCGGATACTGACCGCAACATCATCAGCGCAGACGGCGTGCTTATGGCGCCGGGACGGTTCCCGAGCGACGTGACGACCATCATCAAGAAATACGTGAGGCACTCGTGACGTCACAACTCGACAGCATCCTTGACGCGGTCGAGGCAATGACCGTCAGCGGAGTGACGACGGTATACCGCGGTTCATCGCTGAAGGACTCCGCAGAAATTGCGGACATCCCCATGCGAATCATCAGCGCAATCGGTATGAGTTCCGCGCGTGTCCAAACAAAGACGCTCGGCGGGACTGGCCACGTGATGATGGCGGAGTGGACCATTACCGACCTTGCACTACTCCGCTCGGCGGGGATGGGCTTGGGATTGTCGGACATTGCGCCAAGTGTCGAGGCGTACCTCGGTGCGTACCACGACGCGGTGCGCTCGTTGTCGGCTCCGTCGTGGGCAGTGATTGACCTTCGATGTCGTGCGCAGGTCTTGGAGTTCCCAGCGGCATCGGGCCGCAATTATGACGCCGTCGTGGCGACCCTCGTGTTCCGTGAGATTAACCAATAGGAGACCTTAGACATGGCACAAACCACAGCAGCCGTAAACGGCGTCGCCTCAACGGTCAGCATCAAAGTTGCGTCCGGTTCGTACGTTGACATCAGCGGAGCCACGCAGAGCGTAGACGCCGCAACCGCCACCGTAATGAACTCCGACACCTACACGCTCGACGGGAGCGGTGCAATCATTTTGTTGGGCAAGTACGAGCCGGTCGACGTCACCGTCAACATCTTGTACACCGAAGTGCTCACCACGGAACCGTTCATGGTTGCTCAGGCCGCCTTCGCAGCCAAGAGCGCAGTACAGATTAAGTGGTTGCCGAAGGGCGCCGCCGCAAGTGCGAACAGCATCGAGACCGCAGCAACGGGCTACATTACGTCCATCGATTACCCAGCCGTTGACGCATCGTCAGCCGATGCGCTCATGGTTTCCTTCACTGTACGTTGCCCCGGCATCACGTACACTGACGTCGCATAGTAGGGCGTGCGGTCATGGTGGGGCGTGACCGCGTGCCAACATTTAGCCCCACCCATTTATTACAAAGGAGATGCCCCACATGTCTCACGAATACACCGTCGACGATTCGAAGTTGACCATTGGCGACTTGGTCAAACTGCAGGCCGGCAAAGATGACCTCAGCGTCACCGTTGCGATCCTGCGCAAGTGCGTCACCGTCACCGAGGGAGATTTTGAAGACATTCCGGCAAAGCACTTCCCGGCAATCGTCAAAGCCGTCCTCGGTTCGTTGTCGCCATCACTGGGAAACTAAAGAAGGCGCTCAGTGCACACCTTTGGGTGGGCGAAGAAGCGCCAATGGAATACATACGGCTGATTATGTGTCGTGACGTGTACCATTGCACACCGACGGAACTCGAGGCGGTCCCTTGGCGAATTATCCAAGAAGACCTTGCCATGATGCACATCGAGCGCACGGTACGCACGCGAAGGAATAAGAAGTAATGGCCGAAGAGACGGTACTGATTCGCTTTAAGAGCGAAGACGATGCAACGAAAACCACCAAGGCCGTCAATGACGGGCTCGACGATGTCAGCAAAAACGCTGGTAAGGCGGGCTCTTCGTTTTCTGGTATGGGCTCGGTAATGACTGGGGTATTGCAGGGAATCGGTCAGGGCCTTATCGGGATGGCGTCGCAACTCGGTGGCAAGGCAATCAGCGCCGTCACCGACTTTGTGAGCGGTTCCATCGAAGAGGCTTCGCAGTGGAATAGCGTATTCGCACAGACGCAAGCGGTCATCGAGTCAACCGGTGGCGCGGCGGGCATCACTGCGGATGAAATGGCGAATCTTGCAACAAACCTCAGCGCATCCGCTGGCGTGTCGTTGTTCTCTGATGATGCAATCCTCGGTGCGCAAAACGTCTTAGCGACGTTTACCAACATCGAAGATCTACAGTTCGCAGGCGCAACCGAAGCAATCCTCGATATGTCGCAAGCGCTTGGTGTGGATTTGGACAGCGCAGCGATGCAAGTCGGCAAAGCGTTGAACGACCCAGTCGCAGGCTTGGCGGCGCTGAGCCGAAGCGGCGTACAGTTCACCGCAGAGCAAGAAGCCATGATTAAAGCCATGGTGGAAGCGGGCAACGTTGCAGGCGCACAAGAAGTCATGTTGAAAGAACTGAACACGCAGTTCGGCGGCTCTGCACAGGCTGCGGTGAACACCTACGCGGGCCAGCAGGTCATACTGCAAGAGAAAATGGCAGGCATACAGCAGACGCTCGGCGAAGCGCTTATGCCGCTGATGATGCAGTTCGGTACGTTCTTGTCTGACACGCTTGTTCCAATCTTTGCGGACGTGGTCACCGGTATCGCTGACTTCATCAACGGAATGAACGAATCAGGAACCGCGGCGGGTATCTTCGACACCATACGCAACGCCATTGCAGCGGTACCGGGTATCCTTGAAGTACTCAACGGCTACCTTGCACAGGTGTTGGTCTTCTTGCAACCACTGACCGACGCGGCGACAACCTTCGGCGAAATCTTCTTGACCGCGATGACCAGCGCAGGGTCGGCAATACTTGAGTACCTAGCATCGCCAGCGGTGATGTCGTTCTTGGCAGGGCTTCAAACGTTGCTGACCGCACTGGCCACAACGGTGCGCGACGTGCTCGTGTTGGCGTTCCAAGGTGCCGCCATTGCGTGGTCGTTGCTCAGCCAAGCGTTCACCATTGCGTGGCCGTATATCCAAACGGTGCTTGACACGTTCTTCTCGTTGGTGACCACGGTGATGGCTGCGGTGACCGGCATTCTCACTGCGTTGTCGCAACTTGTGACCGGCGACTTCCAAGGCGCATGGACGACGTTGAAAGAGACCGTCGGCACTGCGTTGAAAGACCTATGGGCCTTCTTTGTCGACCTCGACAAGAACCTAAACACATTCTTTGATGAGATTACACCCAAGGCGTTGGAACTGGGTACGAATATCATCAACGGCATCGCCGCCGGTATTAAGAACGGCGCCGGAATCGTTGCGGACGCGGCGCGAGATGCGGCGTCGGCGGCCTTCGATGCGGCGAAGAAGTTCCTCGGTATTGAGTCGCCGTCAAAACTGATGCGCGACCAAATCGGCGTCAATTTTTCCAAGGGCATGGCGGAGGGAATCATGGACGGTCTACCTTCGGTCATCGGAGCGGCAACCAATACCGCGGCCACTGCGGCTTCGACGGTGAACAACATCACGCTCACCGCCAACTACAGCAACGCACAAAGTGAGTCGTCACTCATCGCCGACGCACGCGCATGGATGATGACGATGGGGAGCGCTTCATGAAGTTGGAACTTTACCGAGGCAGTGCCATATGGCAATTCAATGTCGAGAATGGCGGCTACAGTGGCGCTACAATGTACGTCACCGGGGCTGTTAATTGGGGCATTTCGCCGCTACATCGAATCACACAACGGGGACCATTTCAAGAAGGCGATACAGATATTGACTACCGCCTCGACCCGCGTGTCATCAACTTGCCGCTCGTTGTTCCCGGCGATTCATATGACTCTATGATGAATAACCGCGAGAAGGTCGCCGCAATGTTTCGACCGGGCAACGATGTTGCCACGTTGCGCCATACGTTGAACGAAAACTCCTTCCCTTCGTTTCAAATTGTGCGGTGTATCGACGTCAAGGTTGCCGGCGCAACAATGGACTCCACACCGACCGACTTTAACGTTCGCGCAGTGTTGCAACTTCGTGCCGACGATCCGACATGGTACGACCC